CCCAGTTTCGTTCGTTTATGTCGACGACGGATAAAATTTCCAAAATCCTACCCCGGTGCATTAGACGCATATCAGTTGTAATGCCGCCTCGATATCTCAGGATGACAATATAATACCGCGTCATCCTAAATTGGTCACTAGTCCACTCCTCAACATTGAGGGTGTTGGATGGGGTGGTGGTCGTCACATTACCCCAGACGGTCGCTATATCCGTCCAGGTCTGAGTGCCACCGCCCATACCATCCCCTGATAATGCTGGTTTTTGGATAGTTATCCGATGCTTGAGTTGCCTAAAATCCATAGGGCACCCGCCCCTCATACCAGTCAGACACCAGCAGTAAGCACTCTTGCTCTAACCAGTGTGGTATAGGGTCATACCCGCCAACCCACGTTACTTTATAGTTGCTTACACCATCTCTCCAACCACCATAACGGAACAATATACCCCGTCTATCATCAATCCTATAACCATTGATTGATGATTCGTTACCACTATCATCCACGTAAGAAACAGACGAAACAGAAACGACAGGGAACGTTGATAACCGAAGTTCTTGTGTTCCCATGCCGTTGTATAGTTCGCCTGTGAATGCTCTTTGTTTTAACGCTCTTTGATACTTTCGTTGCTCCAAATAGTAAGTAGCTCGGTTAATTAAGTCTTCTATGAGTGTATCTTCTTCCACGTACTCTACTTTTAGATAGTCTTTAGCTTGCTGTAATGTAACCAACGCGTAAGTATCTAACGCCATAAAATCACCGCCTAAACTTCGCTGTCTCCTGGCGCATTGATTAATACTTTAAACGCTTCCGCTTGTGATACTTTGCCATCTACACGCAAAGAAGCACGGAATGTGACATGACCAGTGTTAAACGCGTAATCATCACTACGCATAATAGTAAGTCCACGACGTTGACCAATTAAATAATATCTAAAATCTCCCAAGATGATTCTGTTTCCATCGGTGTCATCGTTAGAAATATTGTCAGTAACAATAACCGGACGACCAAGCAATCTAGCAGGCTCGCCATTAGCGATACCGCCTGGAGCGGACTCAGTCCAAATATATTGACCGTTGCCATCTTTCATTGTCCTTAAAACTTGCGCACTTGCACTATTCATAATCCACGTTGCGTTGCGGCGATATGGCGCGCGCAGAGAGTATAAGTGAGCGATTACGTCATCGGGTGTAAATCCTGCATCCTCATCGCCAAAAGAGGTATCAGTTGGGTCATTGGTGACGATATCAGTATCATTAAGGATACCAGTTGGCTGTCCAGAGCCAGTCCCCTCTAAAAATGCTGTATCTTCAGCTTCCGCAAAGTCCTCCGCGAAAACAGTTGCAAAATAGTTAGCCAAGTCGATTGCGCTGTCCTCTAATAACTCCTCGGATGTTTGGATAAGACGAGTATATTTATATGGAGTTAGTGCAACTTGTCCTAACGCAGTGTCTTGTTGTGTGTATGCTGCCCCCTCTGCGACCCATCCACCGGAGTTACGTGCAGTTTCTGTTGGAACTTCTAAGCGATTAGATGACATCGTAAATATTCTAGCTCCTGCACGGCGTACAGCTACATCGTTAGCGAGCTTGCGAATTACCTCTGCCTCAAACTCCTCTGGCACTAGGTAACCGCCAGCAGATGGAGTGCCCTCTACCATTGCTTTATTGACTTTTTCGCCTGTACGCATAAAGTGTATAAATTGCTTCATCTCCGGGCTTAGTTGGTCACGTCCATACCGAGTGTTGGAATAAACGTTCTTGTACACTGGTACAGCATATTCCATTTTTTGGATGATATCTCGTGTGTATTTCTTGTTTAGGTCGATGCCGTTTTCTTCAAGCTTTTTCGCTACTACTTCGTTCACCTTCTCTTCAATAGCTTCGTTTGTGTCATTCACCTTTTCGATGATATGTTTTGCGATTTCTTCGCCGCGATTTAATGCTGCTTCTTGCGCTACTTGCTCGGCTTTCTCGGCGCGTAGCATATCAAGCTCTTTAGCGTCCGCGACAGGGTTGCAACGCTCACAATTACACTTGCGTAAATCCTCATATTTTAACTCATACAAATTGTCTTTTTGCGCATTCAAACATTTGATTGTTTGTTCCAATCTTTACACCTCCATAAAATTAAAAAACGCCTAACTGCTTGGCAATTAGTGCGCTCATGTGTGTTTGGTAATCGTTTATTTCATTTTCTACCACTTGTTCCACTGTTGGTTCGTCATAGTCATATGTTTTTACTTGTGTAATTCTCGCTTTGTCGTTCGCAGGAATAGGTACCAGGCTAACCTCCATCAAATCCGCTTTTTTAATCACTCGGACAACATGGTTTTTGCCTTTAATCTTGCGTTGCTCAAAGTCAGTATCAAGTGGTGCAAAACCTACAGACATACGCTCAACAATGCCCATCCTGGCAAGGTCATAGTATTCTTCAGCTCGTTTGCGTAGGTTCTCAGATATTGCGTCCACTGCTAACTTAATTTTGATTCTCAGCCCTTTTTCATCCTCGTAAACCTTGCCTATACCCACGGTCTGCGCAGGGTCGTGTAAGGCGAACACAGGCACTTTAGCGGCTCCACCTTCAAAAGCGCCTTTGGCTATGATGTCGCCATGACGGTCTATGTTGCCAAACGTGGACGCGTAGCCCTCTATAACGCCCGGCGAGTCATCCAGCGCCTTAAACTCAATCCGGTCAATATCGAGATAAGTCTTGGTCATTTGCTCACCCCCTTTTTCTTGCGGGTGGTTGTTTTTTGGGTTTTAGGCTCCTCTTTGAGCTCTACTCCTGTTACATTAGCGTCTATGGCTGATGGATAAAAGGTAAGATGCGCGATGCGGTTATTATCCTCGTCTAACTCCAACTTGAGCGATTTGAGCCTGGTTATGGGTTGGTTGTTAAGCAAGACAACTGCATCTTTTAAATTTTTGTTGGCTGCTTTGATATATAGCTTTGTCATAATAGCACCCCCTTTAGGTGGATATTTTGGGTATGATGGTACACCGGCATTTGGGGTGTATCGGCGGCACCTCGACTACTGAGTAACTCACTCTAACCCCTGCTATCTCATCTCCCGCAACTGCAAATGGTTGACCGACAACTACTGTCTTGCCATCCATCTCTTTGCAGATTGGGCAAGTGCGATTATCATCAGTATCTAGCCATGACATCTCCTTGACACCAAACACCTCATATGATATCCGAGCACCCATATTTGACGCTCTTACCATCTCTGTCCTGGCTATTATCTCTGCTCTGCTCTCGCTATATATCTTAAACTTATCTTGTATCGCCATCTGGGTCTGGTATATACTCCACTCCTCTTTTTGCGCTTTGCGCAAGATGGCGCGCAAGTCTTTGAGGGTAGTATTTGTCGCCCCATCGACAAACTCGGATATATATCTATCGATATAGGCTCCAATAACAGCATTAGACGAGTACTCCCCATCTAATATGTCCATTGTCATCCTTGCCGCCGCGACAATCACTGGCGGGATATGGTCATTTGCTATCTGGTATAAGTCATCTCTCATTTGTTGTCGTTGCGCTTGCAGATAAGCCAGTATATTTGTAAATTCGTCGCCTGTTATCTTCTGGTTAAACGATTGCATCGCGATATGCTTTAACCGCTTAAAGTATGCCTGTAAATCGTCCCGAAATTTAGGGATTTGCTGGTCTTGTATCATATGGAGACTGCGTACAAACCTATTCTTGTTGCTTTTGGTCAAAAAAAAAGACTTCTCTTCAGTCTCCTCTGTTGGTTCCTCTTCGCTTTGTGGTTGCTCCTGCTCGGGTTCTTGCTGCTGTTCGTCTATAAATCCATCTTCTTCATCGTTAATTTCTTCGTACCCAAGCTTTAACCGCCCCTCATTCTTTGTAATCAATCCTTTTTCAAATGCAGCAATAATACGGGTATATTTGTCATTCTCGTTTTCTTGGAGTGCTTGGACGTTAGATACGTCAAACCGTGCTATTAAGCCTTCTTCTAGCAACATACTAACCTTAGTTTCTATTCTCCGTAATGCAGGGATAAGGGTTTCGTCCCATAAATGTTTCCTTGCCTCTTGGTAGTTTGAGTACTTACCTCCATATCGGATACCTACCCAAGATGGGAGTAACACTGGGTCAACCCCAAACGCGGCACATATGCGCGTCTCGGTAAACGCTCTCAAGCTTTCAAACTCCATTTCCTGGAAATTCATGCTTAGTTGCTGGTACTGGGCACCCTTACCTAGCACCGCAGTCCTCCCTCTGCGCTTGCCCCTAAATCTCTGCCACCAACGCAACTCGATACGGTCGCTCTCTTCTTCGGTCAATTGCTGGTCAGTGCTGAGTATCCCTCCAGGCACTGCGCCGTTCTCGAAAAATGCCTTAGTAAAGTCTGTTGTCTCATTGTCAATGCCTATTTCTCGCGCAACCCTCGCCAGTGGCGACAATGGTCTAAACTCATCGATGGGATTAGGCAGTGGGAATGCCAATATCTCCCATGGCTCATAGGTGATTGACTGCCCATTGACCTCATATTGATATCCACCTATATAGTCCTTGCGGTCGGGGATGACCTTAATCCTATCAGGTCTGAGCGGCAATACCTCTACCACCGGAGCGTTAGGATTGCGAGATGCCCTCACCAGCTCCCAATAAGCCGCGCCAGCAGTATTTAGATAGATATGGGTCAACTCCCATAGCTCAAACGTCGACATATGAGGATTGGGTCTCTCTATTAGTCTCATCAACCAGTGGTCGGTGACTTCTATTTCTTCGTTGCCCGCAACACGGTATACTTTTAACTTTGCTTCCGGTGCCGAAGTCGCAATCATATTGATACAAGCAGATGCAATGGAGTTTTTGACATACCCCTCTTGGGTTAGTTGCTCCAAGTTTTCGGTCGGATAGACCGGGTGTCCCGCTCTCCACACAGGGATTAGTCCAACAGAGCGAGCTATCTTTTGTATCCAGTTCAATTGCTCACCCCCTCTCAACTAAGTTAACTTGTCGTAATGAGATATATGACTAAAAATAAAAAGCGCTTTATCGATGCAAAGCGCTGATATTCTCCCAAAACCCTTATATATCAAGGATTCTTTAGTCAGGGTTACATTTCAGTGATTTTGTAACCCTCTATATAAAAATTTGCGACCCTGGGAAACTACGCGCAGACCAAGCCGCCAGAGCTAACGCTATCACACAGTCATCATGATAGCCATCAGGAGCATTGTATCGGACATTACCTGCTCGCGTAACCTCATACTGATAAATCATCAGCTCATTAATTAATACTTTGATATCTGGATATGTGATTTCCTGCTTCTCAAGCATAACCGCTAGATGTTCTATAAGCTGTTGTTTGCTAGTATTGGTAAACTGGTAACCTTCTGCGATTATGCCACGCGCTTTTACTTGTTCTAATAACGGGTCTCCTACGCCTGTACTATCCATGATTACCTGTGCT